AAAAAAAATGAACATAATCCAAAAACTGACTATCTATTCACTAATGTTAAAAAAGATAATTTTGATAAAAGTATTTCAAAAATTGAAATGATGAATCAATTAGAAGCTAATATTGATAATAATAATAATGAAAATATAATTATAAATGAAGATATAAATAATTTATAATTAATAATTGAATTATTATAGTTTTCTTTTTTTAGTATTTTTCTTTTTTCTTCTTTCTTTTTTATTTTTAGTTTTTTTTGATTTTTTACTACCTCCACCTTTTACCAATTCTAATTTTAATTCTTCATTTAAATTAACTTGACTATTTATAGGTATATATTTTAATGCCTTATCAACACTAATAAATTGTAAAGGATATCCTAAATTAAATTTTCTTGCTTTACCTTGTGGTGTTATAAATAAACCAGTCATTCTATTTTTTATACCTTTAATAGGAGGAATTTCTTTTTTTCTCCAAATTTGATCTGTTATTTCAGCAACACTAAAATCATCTGTTAATCTTGGATTTTTTTCTAAAACAATTTTTTTTAATTCTTTAGCTTGTTCTAAATTATTACAAAGCAAGCATGATGAATATAAAAATGCTAATTTTTCATAAGTATTAGTTTCTATTGCAGAATCCTGATAGCGCATAGCTGTTGAAAAATTAGTAAATTCTGGTCTATGAGCTGCTATACTATATAACATACTTGTTCCCAATCTCATTCTAAATGCTTTATTTCCTACTCCTAATGAAAATGTAACTTTATCTAAATCTCCTAAAATTGCAACAACCTCATTTCTCTCGTTAGTATTAAGAAAAATCTGAGCTGCTTTGGGATCACAATGATGAAATTGAATTAAATCAAATAATTGATCTAATATATTAAAAATTTGTTGTAGCCAATCTGCTACCCATTTAACATTAATTTTTTCATTTTCTACTAAGTAAGATTCTAATGAATTATAACATTTCTTTCCTGTGCCTCCTGATAATTCTTTCGGATCTGTCATATATGTATCTACACTCTCAGTATCTGAATTATCAATGTCTACATCTTCTTTAGGACAATATTCATATGATTTACCTTTTAAATAATATGGAACTGTTATCCCATTATCTATATTTCCACTACATATTTCTTCATAATGTTCTACATTATTTATTAATCGCATTTCAATTAAATATTTAATTACACTTTGTACTAAAATATTCATTGTATTTGGATCTAATAAATATGAATATCCGTTTCGTGAAGTTTCAATATTTAGAATTAAATTTTCATTTGGTCCTTTATATATAGAATTACCACATTTTTTAACTATTTGACCTGAAGCACCACTAGAAAAAGTTTTACAAGATGTTTCAGGAATTTTACAAGATGTTTCAGTTTGTAAATTTTTTACATATTGTTTAAGTATTTGCAATTTTTGAATATTTGGTTTAAATGACCTTAATCTTTCTACTATTTCTGCATGAGAATCATCGTGTTTGTATGGAATAAGTCCAGTTTGTTGATCAAATATTTGTCTAGCTAAATCATTATCTTCATCATATGATACATCAAAGACACCTCCTTTAAATAGTTTTTTTGATTTTGATTTTTTTTTAATTTTTTTCTTATTATTTTTAGTATATTTCATACAATATAATAAGAAAATATTATTATTTTTGCCTATAATAAAATAACATTTGATAACTTAATTTAAAATTCCAACGTAAATTATGTCCAGGAAATCCCCATTCTTTGTTAATATTAATTTGATTTTTCCAATCCATTTCCCTAAGTCTTTGATGACTAGCTCCATCAAAGGCATAACCATTATTATTACAAGTTAATAAAGAACAAAAATGTTCTTGAGATATATCTCTCACTACAGCTGCATCTAATTTATAAAGAGAATCAAATATCTTAAGATCAATTTCTTTATCATTAACATTTCTGGATTCTTCATCAGATAATTCTAAAATAATTACATCGGGTTTATTAACAATATTCATTTTTTCTAATAATGATTCAACATTTTTTCCTTTTGCTGATTTTTTTATGTTTATAGGTACTATTAATAGAGAAGAATTTGCATTAAGATAATTAATAATAGTTAAATAATAATCTAAAGGATTTCCAGATTCATTAATATCAGGAACATGATGACCAAAATTTTTATTCACATTAATTATATTATGAATTTTTTTAATTAATAAATTAGTATTAAAATTATATGCTAAATCAGAGAGAATATGATTTTGAGCAGCTTCAATAGCTATATTTAATATAAAAAAAGCTTCTTTTAATTTTCTTGGTATTTGAATTTTATTTATTGTTTCTCCTTTTATCATTAATTGTCTAAAAAATTTAAAAAACTTTCTACCTTTATCACTTATAAAGAATGTAACAAAAAAAGTATTAAACCAACAATTAGATTGTACTTGTTTGGGTGGAATAATTTCAGAACAATCAATTTGTTTAATGGATTTTAAATTATTTAATAAAAATTTTTCAGCTTTTTTGGAATCATATTTTACAAATTTGGGTTTTCTACGAGAACCAATATTTAATTTTAGTAAATTCTTTTTAGTTACTCTAAATTTTTTTGCTTTTTTTTTTGTATAAGAAACTAATTCTTTATTTATTCTAGGAGAGAAAGATTTTTTTATTGTTCGTGATTTAGATTTTTTTGTAGGTTCACCTTTAAAATAATCCCATAAATTTTGTTTTGGTGTTTTTCTTTTAACAAATATGGTATTATTTAAATTTTCCATATATTAAATTAAGATATTTTAATTTATATATAATAATAATATAAAGATGGAAAATAATTCTCTTGCCACATTAGAAATGAAAAAAGAAGCTGTGGAACAACAAATAAGAAATAAGTGGTGGTGGAACTTTTGGACTACTATAATATTTTGGATTGGAATTTTTGTATTTTTAGCCTTTCTTGGGTTTAATGTATTTACTGCTTTAGGAGAAACTAGTGATGTAGCAGCTGATATAGTAAATAAAATAAAAAATTTCTTTACTCCTGTTCTACATATTTTTGGTATCAATCCTAATAGCTCAAAATCTAAAGATTCTACGTCTAAAGATACTAGCGACTCTTCTTCCCAAAATTCTAATAAATCTGATAAATCTAATGGTTTAATTAATAATGTTTCTAATACTAAAGTTTCTGGTATAGATTCTCTTCAAAATTCTATCTCTAATCCTAATCCTAAGCAAGATGATAATGACAAAAAATTACAAAATTATCAACAAAATGATAGTTTTAATAAAAGAAATATTACTCCAGTAGCTCCTAATACCTCTCAAAGAAAAAACCAAACTGAAGAAGAAATAATTAAAAAAAGATTCCCAATTTCAGATACTTTACCAGAACCTGCAGAAGCTAATACTTTTAATACTATCGCTACTGGACATGGCTACTGTTTTATTGGAGAAGATCGTGGAGTAAGAAGTTGTGTACAAACTGATGATGTAGGAAGTTGTCCAACAGGTTTAGGTTATCAATCACAAGCTACTTGTCAAAATCCTAATTTAAGAGATTAATTTTAATATTATATTATAAATATTAAAATTATTTAACTTTATAATTACATTCCTCCACCATAAACTGGATCCATATTATCATTAAACCATCTATTAGCTAAATAATAAGGTTTAGATGTTCCTAAATCACTTCCTTCAGCATTTAGATCAGGACCATTTTCTACAATCCAATCTATTTCTGCTGTTCCTATAGCATAATTAAAATATTTAAGATCAGATCTGTAACCTGGAAATCCTCCTCCTAAACTTAAATTAGTTGATCCGTAATTTTGGCGTGCAACACCTGATAATCTATGTCTTCTTAATAATCTTCCATTAATGTAAACATCTAATATATTATTATTTTCACATCTAATAATTACACTTACCCATTTATTAATAGGAATTTCTGGAATTTCTATATCATCATAAATTGTTGGTGCTAATGGTAAAGATCCCTTTCCTTGAGTTGCTTGAGTATTGTTTAAATATTGCCATTCTTGTTTGCATTTATTCATAAGATCCTGTTCTGTTTGAAGTCCTTGATTTCCAGATATAAGAGCTTGTTCACGACCACCTAATGTATTTAATTCATTCATTGCCTGTAACTGATTTCCCTGACCTACTGCAGCTGACATTGTATCTATCATTGTATCTGCGAACATAGCTCCAGCTGCGTTTTGTAATTGACTTTGACTAAGACCCATTTTATTTTGTTGTTTATATGCATTAACAGCTTGTAAACAAGCAGTATTTAATTGAGTTAATGGATTACCTTGAGATTCATTGGTAAATACATTCATTCTAACCAATAAAGATAATTCTGCTACATTAGGATTATTATTAGGACTAATATATAATCCAGGACCATTATTAGGTTCTACAATACCATCTACTGATTTAACATCAGTATTACCTTTATTAAACACATGTCTAAATTTATCTCTATTACTTTGTAAACCAGCACTATCAATATATATCCAAATAGACCAAGTAAATTCTATTCCTCTCATTTGATTTTGACTTCTCATAATTGGGCGTGAACCTTTTTCTGAAGGATTTGCGGGAATAATTTCTTGTTGTGAACCTGATTTTAATTGAGGTGATACAGTAAGAACAGGTTTAGGACTAAATATCCATGATAAAATTGCTGTTCCTAAACGTAATAGTAAAACAAATATAATTATTACTAAAATAAGGAATACAATGTGAGCTATTATACTATTTGATGAAAAAAATTCTTTAATATTATTTCCTGCTTTTTCAGCTTGATATCCTAAATCAATAGCCATTATTATATATAATATAGAAGAAATTCTAGTATATTATATTATTTTTAATTATTTAATTATAAAACTATTGGTTTTCCAAGGGCATGGTTATATTCAAAAAATTGTATCTTCATTCTATATTTATTGAAGAAATCTCCAAATAAATCTGACCCTAGACCCTCTCTATATATATTATACGCTTGTTGAGGATTTAAACATTTATCAAAAAATTGGAATCTTGCTACATGACCTTTAAATGTATCACTTGAACTTCCACCAATATATACATTATCCCTACCTACACCTACTGCTACACCTGGTAATATAAAACTTCTTACTAATTTACCATGTAAATAAATATCTAGATTTCTACCACAAACACAAACTATTAAGCAAACCCATTTTTGAACATTTACATTTGTTATTTTAAAAGTTTCATAACTATGTTTTGATTGTCCTGGAATACTCTGCTCACTAAAATAGTTACTTGAAGGTAACATACTCATATTGCGCTGAGCAGAATCTGAATTTGCTGAAGCAAATGTTTTAACTCCAATTAATAAATTATTTTCATAAGCATCTAAAGCAGCTGCAATATTATTGCCACTTGGATTTAAAGCCGGTCCTTGATTTCCACTAGCTCCTAAATTAGATCCTGTCATAGCAACTGTAGTTTTTGATGGTCCCATGTAAATAACATTTTTAACATTTCCATAATTTGAGTTCCAATCCTCTATAAAAAACCATAATGCAAAAGAATAATTACTACTATTATTTTCTGGTAATTTAGTATGTGAAATTTCAACACCCGGAGATGCTTGATGTATTCCATTCATTAACATAGTATTTTTCTTGAAGAAGACATTCCAAATTACTATTACTAAAACTACTAAAATTACAATTATTAAGATAGTCTCAAGTAATCCCATAATATAATATACTATTAGAAATTATATTATAATTTTCTGGATAAAATTCTACTAAAATAATTTATTCAACCCAAACTATTTCATTTTTATCTAGAGGTCTATTAAAATATATTATTTCTTTTATTCCTCCATTTATTCCATCTTTTACACCAGATGTTATCTTTCCTGTAGCTATATAAGGTTGGACATTACTTAAACTTCCTACTAATTTTTCATTAATAAATACATCTATAATACTTCCTCTATATATTATAACTATCTTCATCCATGATTGATATGGAAAATCTTTACTTTGATATATACTTACTAAATCATTTTTACCATTCATTGATACTATTTTTATCATATTCTTTTTACCATTATATAATATATTTGGACGATTTCCATAATTAAATAAAGAAGTCCAAGTTGAATATGAACTTGATGTATTTTCCGGTTGAGGATTTATCCAAAGTTGTAAAGCTATGGAATAATTTAAATTTTCTTTTTCAATACTACCTAAATCTCTTAAATTATTTGTATAGATTGGACCTTCTAATAATTTTGTACCTCCTTTTGTTGATAATTGTTTCAAAAAATAAGGAATAATAAAGTAAAATAAAATTAATACACCCTCTAAAAATAATAATATCCATGTTATTTCTGTTGTTATATTGAATTGATTTTTCAAATATTTTACCAATTCAATTAACAAACATGGAATAAAAAATATAAATTCCCTTACAAAATCTCCAAAATTATCATTAGGATTAACTGTATCAGGTTCTGAAAATAATAATAAATAACTTATTCCTAAAGCTATTACTATAATTATTGTTATTATAGCTATTTCTAATAATTTTACCGTAATACTAAATTGTCTTAATATATAAATCACTAATATAACTGCTCCAAATAAAAATACAATATTTTTAAATATTTTAAAAGGATATTGCATAAATTCTCCAAATATCTCTCTTGTTTGAGGAGTTAAAAAATTTACATATATATTACAATCTCCCAAATCATTATCACTAGGATCTTTACATCTTCCTTTTACACATTTATTCTTTTTAGGATTATGACACCATTCTACATAGTCTTCCTTTGCTTCTATACCTGATTTAGATTTTACTTGTAATTTTCCTTTATTACTTTTATAAGCAGTTATAAAATAAAAAATTGTAGCTGCAAATAATATTAGTATAAAAAATATCCAAAATGAAACTGTAGGATAATTCAAAATCAAATTACCTGGATTTAATTTTACTAATAAAAAAATTATGCCTCCAAATAATCCAAATATTATTAAGAATGTGGCTACATCACTATTTAAAATAATATTAATAATATCTTCTTTCATTTTTTTACCCTTATCTTGTTTTGATGATTTTTCATTACTCATAGTTATATTATAAAAATATTTATTTTATAGATTTTCAAATGCTGTTTTTTTTCCATGACAATTTCTACAAAGTGCTACTAAATTATCTACATTATTTGATCCACCATATTCTAATCTTGTTACGTGATCTACTTCAAACCAAGCTGGAAGTTTACATCTACAATCATTACATTTCCAATCTTGTTGTGATGCTACATATTTTTTCTTTGTTTCACTAACTGATCTCTTTGTTCCATTTCTTCCTGAATTAAACATTCTTCTTGCCTGTGATGTATATCCTCCTCCACCATTAAAATTTCTTGTAGAAAAATCAAAAAGAGGTGTTAATAAATCCTTACTATTTTTATCTATTGGTAAACATTTTACTACCTCAGATGCATTTGAAAATAATTCCTTTCCATTTTCAGGATTATTTTTAATTAATAAATATAAACCAATTCCACCTACTATAAATAATCCCATTTGATAATATTTTGACCAACTTTTTAATGCATCTAATAATTTTCCATCATAATATGTATTTGCTACTAAAAAAATAACCACTGCTAAAATAAGTATTTCAAAATTCATATATATATATTATCTTTCTATAAGAATTTTAATTAATAAAATAAAAATATTATTAATTAATATATGATATTTAAAAAATTACATAAAAATAAATTTATAAATTTAGGTCTTTTACTTCTTGGATTTTTAATTATTGCTTATTTCTTCAAAAATTATTATTTTGATAAAAGAAAAGAAGGTTTAGTTAATAAATGTCCAAAAGGCTGCGTTCCTGATGATTCTGTAGATGGAAATTGTCATAATGGTATTTGTCCTATGATTTGTCCTAATCCTGATATAGGTGGCTCAGGTTGTCAATATGATTCTGATTGTAATAATTGTCCTACTTCTAAACCATCAGAAAAAAAAACACATAAACCACATGGTAGTCATAATATTGGTGGTGATCCATCTACTTGGACACCTTCTTCTATAATTGATGGTGATAGACATTCAGCTTCTACTTATTCTCATTCTATGAGTGACTCTTCTAATACAAAGGGATATAGTTGGTCTCAGATTGGAACAAAAGTTGGAAAAATAATTGCAGATAGTTATGATGAAGAAAATGATAATAATAAAAAAAATAAACATCACCATCATCATCATGGACATCATAGTGATAAAAATATTAATAATAATAATGATAATAGTTTTATCTCTGATATTCAAAATGACTGGAATAATTTAGTTGGAGGAAATGGAGATAATAATAGTAATGGTAATTGAAATGGTAGTAGTTTTATGTCAGATATGGAAAATGATTTACAAAATGATTGGAATTATTTAACAGGAGGAAATAATTAATCTACTTCATCAATTGATGGACCTTGATAATTTGTAGTTTCTTCTGGAATTCCTCCCATTCCTGGCATTCCTCCCATTCCTGACATATCAGGCATACCTCCTGGCATTCCTCCCATACCTTGATATAATTTACTTAATTTAGGTCCACAAATTGTTTCTACTTCTTTATATTTTTTATCATAATCTTCTTTGGTTGCACTTGTATTACCCTCTAACCATTGTAATGTCTCATTTACTAAATTTTCCATTAACTCTTTATCTTCACTTTCTAATTTTTCTGATAATTTACTATCTCCTAATGTTGACTTAATTGAATATACATAATTTTCTAACTTATTTTTACTTTCTAAACTTTCTTTCCATTTTGCATCCTCCTCTGCATATCTCTCTGCATCTTCTGTCATCTTTTCTATATCTTCTTTAGAAAGATGACCGGCATCATTTGTTATAACAACATTACTTGTTACACCTGTTGATTTTTCTAAGGCTGTTACATTTAATATTCCATTTGCATCTACATCAAATGATACTTCAATTTGCGGTACACCTCTTGGCATTGGCGGAATTCCTGTTAATGTAAATTCTCCTAATTTATTATTATCTTTAGTTCTTGCACGTTCTCCTTCAAAAACTTGAATTGTAACAGCCGGCTGTTGGTCACTATATGTACTAAATACCTGTTTTTTATTAGTAGGAACTGTTGTATTTCTAGGAATTAATACTGTCATTACCTCCCCAGCTGTCTCTAAACCTAACGATAAAGGAGCTACATCTAATAATAATAGATCTTTAGTTTTTTCTGATCTTACATCACTTAAAACTGCAGCTTGAACGGCAGCACCATAAGCTACTGCCTCATCTGGATTAATTGCTTTTGATAATTCCTTTCCATTAAAAAATTCACTTAATAACTGTTGAATTTTGGGAATACGTGTTGAACCCCCAACTAAAACTACCTCATTAATATCATTTTTAGATAATTTTGAATCTTTTAAAACTTTCTCAACTGGTTCCATCGTTTTTCTAAAATAATCCATACATAATTCTTCAAATCTAGCTCTTGTTAATGATGAATAAAAATCTATACCTTCATATAATGAATCTATTTCTAATGTTGTTTGGGTAGCTGATGAAAGTGTTCTTTTAGCTCTCTCACATGCAGTTCTTAATCTTCTTAATGCTCTTGCATTATCTGTAATATCATGCTTATTCTTTCTTTTAAATTCCTGAACAAAATGATGAACTAATCTTGTATCAAAATCTTCACCTCCTAAATGAGTATCTCCTGCTGTAGCTTTTACTTCAAAAATTCCTTCCTCAATTGATAATATTGATACATCAAATGTACCTCCACCTAAATCAAAAATTAAGATGTTTTGTTCTTTATCTGTCATTTTATCTAATCCATATGCAATTGCTGCTGCTGTTGGTTCATTTATTATTCTAATAATATTTAAACCTGCAATTGTTCCAGCATCTTTTGTAGCTGCTCTCTGTGCATCATTAAAATATGCTGGTACAGTAACTACTGCATTTTTAACATCTTTACCTAAATATGATTCCGCAACTTCTTTCATTTTTGTTAAAACCATTGCTGAAATTTCCTCTGGTTGAAATTCTTTGTCTTCTTGTTTAAATTTAACATTGATTACAGGCTTATCATCTTTACCTGTAACTTTATATGATAAAGATTTTAAATCACTCTGAACTTGTTTATCACTAAATCTTCTTCCAATTAATCTTTTTGCATCAAAAACTGTGTTTTTAGGATTCATAGCTGCCTGATTTTTTGCTGCATCGCCTATTAATCTTTCTGAATCTGTAAATCCTACATATGAAGGTGTTGTTCTATTACCTTGATCATTTGCAATAATCTCTACTCTATCATTTTGCCATACTGCTACACAAGAATAGGTTGTTCCTAAGTCAATTCCAATAGCAATACCTTCTACTTTATCTTGTTCTCCCATATTGAAAATATTATTTAT